AAAAAATACAAAAACACGGCCACACTCCGCCGCTCTGAGGTTAACGTATGTCGTGCCAGTCCCCTACCCCCTTTTGGGGTAAAGCCTCTCCCCTACCCCAGTAAGGGATAGAGCAAAAAAAAACACCCGAAGGTGCTTAGTCTCTTTCTTTTATGTGCATCAGTAGAGATCCAAGGATGAACATAAGCAAACCGAAGCATACTGTAGTTAGTGCGTCAAACATAATTTAAAATTTTCCTTTAACAGTTCCACCGGGTCTTTTTATAATCCCACCGAATCCTTTATTTTCTTTTATACTTTCCATATACTCTTCGCAACACATTGCGTCTGGACAAACAACTTTACCATCTACTACTTTAATCTTGTGTTTAGTGAGCTCTTTTATCTCACCACACAAACTGCACTTGAATTTTGACATACCTAATTATTTATTATTTAGCAGTAGGGGAAGGACTCGAACCTTCACGCAGAGGTTCACAACAGGACATAATCATATACCTCAAAGGGTGATATGTTGATGGATAATCCACTATCCTAGAGTTCCCTTATGCTGCACCCTCGAGACAGGAGGGCTTGTCTGCCAGTTCCAACACCCTACTTTGTTGTAAAGTACATCGCTAATATATATCCAATCGGCAATATAATTGCGACTGCGTAGATATAAGTTTCTGCCATAACTTTAATGTTTTTGAGATTGGAGGGACACCCCCACAGCATCCCTCCCTCAAGTGCTGATTTCTAAATCCGAAAATTTAAAAAACTTTGCCTACCTAATGAAATTTAAACCCTTATATTTAATTAAGGTAGGACTTAAATGCCCAACTCACGCTTGGTACTCTCGTGTGACCCAACAGGATTCGAACCTGAAATCTACATCTTGACTTGGATGTCGTTTTAACCAATTTAAACTATGGGTCTTTCAGGATCATAACCGACTTGTTATATTTTAAATAGTAGTTCGTACTATTCCTTTTTTGTAAATAAGGTCAATGTACTCATTCGACAGTCTTATCAGGAGAAAGACATTTGTTATGACAGGCTGAAGCCACTCACCTGTTACCTTATACACTTGCTGATTGTACAAATGTATAAAAATTAAAATAAAACTAGCAAAAAAAACCCTAAAAATTCAAAAAAAACACTTAGTTATCTAAAAATCAATGATTTAAAGTTTAGAGCTCAACCATACCCTATCGATGGGGTCAACGATACCCCTATAGATAAGGATAAGGATAAAGAGTATTCTTTCTTTTTTTGTGTTACTTTTTTTCTTTCTTATTTTTTTTAATTAAATAATTTTTTGTATGTTAGCCGAAGATGAAGAGATTACCGACAGAATTAAAGAAACAAAGAGGCACGTTAAGGGCAGATAGAACCAATCCAAACGAGCCTACATCTCCATTAAAGATACCGCCAGTACCAACTTGGCTATCTGAGGATGGTCAAAAGTCTTTCATTGAATTATCACAATTACTTCACAATATGTCTGTGCTTACTGAGTCAGACGAACTATCCCTTACTTTGCTTTGTGATGCTTATGGCGATTACAAACAAGCAAAAGAAGTGATTAACACACTAGGGCCTACACAAGACGTAACATCACGAGAAGGACACACAAAGTCTATACAAAGGCCTGAAGTAATCATAGCTAATCAAGCATTTGTAAGAGTCTTTCAGCTACTAAAAGAATTTGGTTTAACACCATCAAGCCGGGCAAAGGTAAATGCTATAGAACAACAAGCAAACAACCCTGATATAAAAATAGAAAACTTCTTTAGTAATGACTAATTTAGATAGCATTAACGAGAAGAAATATTACTATGATGAGAAATCTGCAAACAGAGCAGTAGACTTCATTGAGACTTTTTGTTTACACACCAAAGGGGATTTAGCCGGTCAGCCATTTATACTTGAAGAATGGCAAAAGAACGATATTATAAAACCCTTATTTGGATGGAAATCTAAGAAGACTGGTCTAAGAAAATATCGTCAATGCTTTGTCTTTATTCCACGTAAAAATGGTAAGACAAATTTGATGTGTGGTATTGCTTTGTATATGTTATTTTCTGATGGAGAAAAAGGTGCGGAAATTGTGTCTGCTGCTGCTGATAAGTTTCAGGCCCGGCTATCCTTTAGTATCTCTAAAAATATGGTTTTACAGAGTCCTGAGTTAGCTAAGAGGGCAAACACTTACAGGGATTCAATTACCTATGATAAAGTTGGATCGTATTATCAAGTTATATCAGCAGATGCTGACACCAAGCACGGACTTAACTTGTCTTGTTGTTTATTAGACGAGATCCACTCACACAAAAATAGAGATTTGTATGACGTTCTTTTAACATCTATGGGAGCAAGAAAAGAACCACTTATGTTAGGTATTACTACCGCCGGGGTGGGTGATTTGAAAACACACATTAGTAAAGAATTATACAATTATTCAAAAAAATTAATTAGTGGTGTAATCAAAGACGATACATTCTTAGCAGTAGTTTATGAGGCTGAAGAGGAAGATGATATTTTTGACGAAGAAGTTTGGAAAAAAGCTAATCCGGGTTATGGTACTATCATAACTGCTGAGTATATGAAACAACAATCTCTTAGGGCTAAAAACGAACCTTCATTTGTACCAACATTTAAAAGACTTCACCTTAATCAATGGGTGAGTAGTGAGATTAACTGGATTACAGATTCTCAGTTTATGGAGTGCGATGGTGAGGTAAATATTGAGGAGCTCTATGGTAAAACTTGTTTTGGTGGGTTAGATTTAGCTTCGGTTCGAGATGTTACCTGTATTACACTACTATTTCCAAAGGATGATGGTTCTTATGACTTATTATTATACAATTTTATACCTCAAGATAACGCTTATATAAGGACTGAGAGAGATAAGGTAGACTATGTTAGGTGGAGGGATGAAGGATATATAGAGTTTACTCCCGGAGATGTCTGTGATTATAACTTTATTAAGCACAAAATTACAGAATTATCAAGTTTATTTGATATAAAAATGATGGGCTATGACCGATGGAATTCGTCTCAATTGGTTATAGATATTACAGAAGAAGGCATATGTCCAATGATACCTGTAGGACAAGGTTTTAAAACAATGTCACCGGCCTCTAAAGAATTTGAAACACTTATATTATCAAACAAAATTAGACACGGAGGAAATCCTATATTGAGATGGATGATGTCAAACGTAGTTTTGAAAATCGACCCTGCTTCAAATATAAAACCAGACAAAAGTAAAAGTACCGAAAAGATTGATGGTATTATATCTACTCTAATGGCTTTATCTGAGGCGATGCAAAATAAAAATGATAATAACGGATCGGGATACGATGACAAAGAAATATTCTTTATATAAAAACGAGATAATAACTCTAGAACAACCTGTCATAAGGCAGATATGTGAGTCTGTAGCAGGTAGAAATCAAGATTTTCACCTTGTAAACGACCTTATTCAAGAAGTTAATATAATATTACTTACACAATCAGATGAGACAATTCAATCACTATATGAAACTAATTCTTTTAGATATTACATTGCTAGGATTACGACTAATCAAGTATTATCTAATACTTCTCCTTTTCATAAGAAATATCGTGACAGAGGGCTTAAAGACGCTCCAGTATATCAGGATTATGATACGAAGGCTGATGAGTTATGGCAAGAAGCACTAAACATTAAGAATAAATTCACTAAAGATGTGCTTATGTTAAGGTACGAATACGACCTTAAAATCAGGGAAATAGCTAAAATAAAGGATGTTTCAGAACGATATATATACAAAACACTAGCTAAGACGCAAATTAAGTTGAAAAAAAAGTTAGAAAAGTAGTTCAGTATATCGGTGTTTTTACTATTTATTAATGTATAACTATTCAAGAGGCTTTGGGTTTATTAGATTTTTTCAGAAAAAACAAGACTGACGAAGAGGTTAGGTCTATTTATGGATCAACCATCATTACCAGTTCTTTAAGTGCATCAGGTGAGACAATTTCAAAAGAACAAGCGATAAGAGTCGCTACCGTATGGTCTTGTGTTCGAGTTTTGTCTGAGACAATAGCTTCCCTTCCCATCTGTCTATATTATAAAGATGATAATAATAGAAAGATAAAACTTAATGACAATCCTCTGAATAAGTTGATTGGTGAACAACCCTCTCCTTTATACAATTCTTTTATGTTCTTTGAAAGAGCTTTGGTTGATTTATCATTTGATGGTAACTTCTGTGCTTACATAGAACGTAACCAAGGCGGTTTACCAATCGGTCTTCATCCAATACAATTTAATGACGTTGATGTTTTTACATCTCCTGATGGGAGGGAAGTTTATTATGAAGTTACACAAAACATAGACACCCCTTATCCTGTAGTTGGAAAAGTGCAGTCAATGAATATGATTCACATTAAAGGTTTATCATTTGATGGTATTATTGGTAAGCCACCTATTCAAGCTGCTGCCGAAACACTAGGTATTTCTATAGCTTTAGATAAACACGCAGGTTCTTGGTTTAAGAATGGATCACATATGGGTGGTGTTCTTAAACATCCGGGTACATTGAAACCTGAAACTGCTAAACGATTAAAGCAATCTTGGAGTGCTAACTATCAGGGAACAGTTAATTCAGGTAAGACTGCAATTCTTGAAGAAGGTATGGACTGGGTTTCTAGAACTGTACCTAACAATCAGGCACAATTTATAGAATCTAGAGAATATCAAGTTAGCGATATTTGTAGAGTGTTTAGAGTCCCTAACCATTTGGTTAACGACCTTACAAAGTCAAGTTACAACTCTATAGAATCACAACAAATAGATTTTGTAGTTCATACTATCACACCTTGGATTCGTAGAATAGAAAGCGAATTAAACGCAAAACTCATTCCTTCAAAGGATAGAGGTTATCAATATTTTAAATTTAATCTTACTGCCCTTTTAAGAGGTGACTCAAAAAGTAGAGCAGACTATTATAGAACACTAGTAAACATTGGTGTTATGAGTCCGGATGAAGTTCGTTCTTTAGAGGATATGAACCCTATGGGCGAAGAAAGCGAAAAAGTTTATATGCAATCTAATATGATGCCTTTAGATAAACTTGGTGAAGCTACCTCTAGAACTGATTTAAAAGAAGAATAGTGGCTTTAAAAGACATAAACACTACTCCAACTAGCGGAATGCGAGAAGAGGCTCGTAAAGGTCTTGAATGGAGAAAAGAGTATGGTCGAGGAGGAACTTCAACTGGGGTTTCAAGAGCTAGAGATATAATAAACGGAGATTTATCAATCTCAACGATTAAGAGAATGTATTCATTCTTTAGCCGACACGAGAATAACAAATCTAAACACTACTCTGCAAAAGAGAGTGATGGGGGCCCGACTGCTTGGAGAATCGCTTGGGCATTGTGGGGAGGAAACGCAGGATTTAGTTGGTCTAAGAAAAAGGTTAAAGAGATTGAACGAGAAGAAAAAAGTTTTGATATGAAAGACAATAAAGAAATAAGAGTGTTTACTGCTAAATGCGAGGTTCGTAAAGACGATGAGTCTGAGGATTATCGAGTTAGTGGTTATGCAGCTCTGTTTGACCACGAAAGTAGAGATTTAGGTTTTAGAGAAACAATCTCTCGTGATGCTTTTGATGGTCGATTAGAAGATAACGTGATACTTACATACAATCACGATATGAACGCTATCCTGGATCGTAACCAAGGTGGTACACTAAAACTCTCATTAGACGAGAGAGGACTAAAATATGATGGAACTTTACCAAACACTTCTACAGGTAATGATGTCGCTGAACTTATGCGTAGAGGTTTATTGTACGAATCGTCTTTTGCTTTTACAGTTGAAGATGATGAGTGGACTCAAGATGGTGATGTCCATAAAAGAAACATTAAAAAAGTTGCTAGACTATTTGATGTTTCTATTGTTGGTGTCGGGGCTTACTCGAATACCGATGTTGCACTACGAGCTTTAGAAGAAATCAAGGAAGAAATTTCCGAGAAAGTTGAAGAAGTAGTAGAGCAAGAACAAGTATGCGATAGTGAAGAAACACTTAATAAAATCGGATTATTACAAAATGAATTAACACTAAAAAGTAAACTCTAAATGAAAAATTCTGTAGAATTACGTCAAGAAAGAGCAGGTTTGATTGAAGAATCAAATGTAATGCTTGAAACTTGTAAAACTGAGGCTCGTAACCTAACTGATGACGAGCAAGTATCTTACGATGCAAAAATGGAAAGCATCGATAAACTTAAAAAAGACATTGAAATGGTCGAAAGACAAGAGAAACTAAACGCTGAGATTGCAGCTAACGTAGCATCTGCTCCAGTTAGTGAGTCTAAGGAAGTAAGAGACTACTCTTTCTTCAAAGCGATCCAAGGTTCTGTAAACGGAAATCTTGATGGTATTGAAAAAGAAATGCACGAAGAGGCAGTAAACGAAGCACGTAGTGCAGGTCGTTCTATCAACGGATTAGGTATTCCTTCTTTCCTTATGGAATCTCGTGCTAATGTAACTCAAGGTACTTCAGCAATTGCTCCTACGGCAGTATTGGCTTACGCTGATGCAATGAGAGAAGCATCTGTATTTGATAAAGTAGGTGCAAACATCCTTACCGGTCTTTCTGCAAACACTACTATTCCTGTTACAGGAGCTTCTACTGTAGAGTGGGAAGGTGAAGTAGCAGCAGCAAACGATGGTGGTACTAACTTCGGAAAAGTTGAATTGACTCCAACTCGTTTAGCAGCTTATGTAAACATCTCTAAGCAATTATTGTTACAAAACGGAGCAGGTGCTGAACAAGCTATCATCCGTGACTTAGGTCGTGCAGTAGGGCAAAAAATGGATGCAGCTATCTTTAGTACCGCAAATGTTGCAGGAGCTCCGGCATCTTTAGGAACTCTAACTACAGGTTCTATTACAGAGCAAACTCCTTACTTACTTAACTCTTCTATCTATACTGATTTAGTTCAGGCAGAAAAAGCATTAGCTGAAGCAGGTGGTCTTGAAGGTAACTTATCTTATGTTTGTAGCCCGGCATTAATGGCTGACATCAAACAAGCAGCTCAAGTTGCAGGTGTAAGTGCAGGTTTCCAAGGTGGAATCGTAAATGGTTACAAAACTTTCTTCACAAACGGTTGTACTAAAAACGGAACTACTTCTGCTGATTTCTTCTTCGGAGACTTCTCTAAGTTGTACGTTGGAATGTTCGGTGGATTAGACATTATGGTTGACCCTTACTCAGAAGCTAAAAATGGTCAAACTCAATTGGTTCTTAACCAATATATGGACTGGGGTGTTTCTAACGGAGCAGGATTCGTTAAAGCAGTATCCTTAACTTCATAATAGTTATAGATTAAATTAATATAAGGGAGTCCTTCGGGACTTCCCTTTATTTACTTTTTTACTTACAATATTAATTCTATGTACTTAGACCCAAACATAAACAAACAAGGCGATTTATATTTAGTAGACGATCCTGCAACTAAGGTAGTGACAGTTGCTGAAATTAAAGAGCATCTTCGTATTG